CTGGCCATGGCACAGGCAATGCGTGGTATCTGGGGCGGCCAACTTACTGCGTATTATGATATGATGGCTGAACGCATAGAAGAAATTCAAAAGAACCCTCCGAGACCAAAAGAATGGGACGGAATTTACCGTGCCCAAACTAAATGAGTTTATAGGGCAACGGCTAAATAAGAATATGAAACATACCCATCATATCATACCTAAACACATGGGCGGGTCAGATGACCCGGAAAACTTAATAGAATTAACAATAAAAGAACATGCCGAAGCGCACCGAGTATTGTATGAACAACATGGAAAATGGCAAGACAAAGTAGCATGGCAAGGATTATTAGGGTTAATACCTCACGAGCAAATCATGAAAGAAATGTATGCTGCACGTCGAGGATCTGGAAATAATTTTTATGGAAAAAAACATACAGAAGAAACAAAAAAACTTATTAGCGAAAAAACCAAAGGAAAATTAAAAGGTATTCCAAAATCTGCTGAGACTCGTAAAAAGATGAGCGAAAATAATGGTAGATCTCAGTTAGGAAAAACCCCTTGGAATAAAGGTAAGACTAGTGTTCAGCTAAAAAGTTTAGAAACTAAAATGAAAGTTAGCAAACCTGTAAATTACAACGGAATTGAATATTATTCAATAAAAGAAGCAGCAATACAAAATAATACTACACCTTATTATATAAAAAAACACATAAAAGGAATCACAACTCTTAATAGGAAGTGTACTACTCGAAACCGAAGAACAAATAAATAATTCTATGAGAGCACATGAATTTATAGTTGAAATGCCACAAGGAATTAGTTTTAATCCTGATAACAAAACAACACAAGAAATTGCTAATCTGTATTCATTAGGATTTACACTAGCAGATATTGCTAAAGAATATCCGACATCGCAAACAGCATTGCTAAGAGTTCTAAAGTCACTTCCGTCATGGAATGATATTAAAACATCTAACAGAGAGTCAAGATCAAAGCAAGGGTTAGCAATCGGACGAAAAGGTACTACGCAAGAGAAACTTGAACAAATGTCTAGAATGTTTGCAACTGGAGGATCATATTCACAAATAGGTGATAAATTTGATTTAGATGTTGTTACAATCAGAAGACTTTTGAAAAAACTTCCTAATTTCAATAGCTTGCTACAACAAAATACAAAATCAAGGCAAGAACAAGGTCTTTTAACAATACAAGATTTAACACAAAAAAATCTCTCAAGTGAAAAAATAGAACAAATGGCGAAAGAATATGCTCTAGGAACAAACTCAACAGTTGTTGGAAAAATGTTTAATATAAGTAATTCGTCAGTACTTCAGTTATTAAAAAAATTACCGAACTGGGAAGAAATAAAATTTCAAAATAGACTAAATCGATCTAACTTATTACAAGCCCCCCAATATACAACAAAACGTATGATCAACAAACCTCACAGCAAAGGCATTAGTGCCATCCGAAGAACAGGCGGCCCAAGTGGCGGCGCATTTTAATTAAATTTAAAAGTAAGGAAATAGAAAAATGTCAACAGTAAATTGGTCAATAGAATTTATGCAAAATACACCAGATGTAGATGGATTATCAAAAGTTGTATACTTTGTAAGATGGAATTGTACAGCGTCGGATGGGGTAAATGGTCCTGTGACATTATCGGGGAATGCCAGTATTGAATTAGATTCTGAATCTCAATTTATTCCCTATGAACAACTTACTGAACAAACGGTTCTTGGATGGGTGTTTGATTATTTAGGTGACGAAACAAAGTCTAACGTAGAAAATGATGCGTTGGACTCATTTCGGCGTTCAATTACACCGATAACTAAGCCAGTAATTGATCCTCTACCATGGTAATTAGATTGACAAACTAACAAAATCTGTTTATTATTCTGTAGATATCAATTAGACGAGGAATCAATGAGTAATAGAAAATTTTGTGGTAGCTGCGGTGCAGAATATGCCGATCTAAATTGGCCACGTACTTGCAACTCCTGCGGCGATATCGCTTGGAAAAACCCGATCCCTGTAACATTTGTCTTGCAGCCAGTATGGGCTAGAGATTTTAGTAGGCAAGGACTTGCTATTGCTCAACGTGCTCGTAACCCGGGTGCAGGTGAATGGGCATTTATTGGTGGATTTGTAGATATGCAGGACACCAGTTTAGTAGAAGCTGCCCGGCGTGAGTTTATGGAGGAAACTGGTCTCGAACTTCCTGGTCGAGCTAGTATTGTGTACAGTGAACAAAACACATGGGGACAAATGGTTATCGCTGTTAAAACAGATCGGATTATGTCCTTTGAAGAATGGTCATATGGATCAGTGTGTGAGGAAAACCTGCAACTAGGTGTTATGTGGACCTATGATCAAGTCAAACTGTGTTTTCCGATTCATCAAAAAATTGCCGAAAAGTGGTTTAGAGACGAAATTTAATGTTAAATATACGCAATAGTCAGAGGACATGAATATGAAAAAGTTGATTACTGCTATTGCTGCAATGTCAATGATTGCTACACCTGCATTTGCAGATGGCCGCGGCGCGGGCGGGCGAGCTCATGGTGGATTTGAACGTCACGAACATCGTGACCGCGGAGATTGGGTTTTGCCATTGTTTGGCGGGTTGGTCATCGGTGGAATCATTACTGACACACTCCACACAAATGATCGACCTGTTTATGAGACACCTCCGCAGAGGCTGTATATTTGTCAAAATGAATATGTTCGTGATTTATACGGCAACTATGTGCTTGATCAGTTTGGTCGGGCAATTTTACAACAGCGTTGCTGGTATCAATAATACTTTAAAAGACTAGTCGTTGATGCATTCCTACACCGATGAACAAAAACGCCTCAAGACAGTGCTTGAACAAAACAAGTATGTGATCAAGCCTAACGATCCATTGCTGCTTCGCAGGATTGAGATGGATCGTGAACAGGCAGAGTTCAAAGAGAAATCTAAAAACTTCATGGTTCAAATTATTTCTTGACACGATTATAAATTATACGACCTTTTATTAATTTTAATAAATCAATTTTAGGATCATTTATTTTTAGCAGATAATTTTTATTTCCGTCATTATACCAGTGAGTCTGTTTCTTTGATTCGAAGTATTCCAATGACCTGACCCATCCTTCCGGAATAAGGTCACCTGGTTTAAATCGTTTTTTTACCTTGGTTGTTAAATTATAATAAAATTTAGAGCCATGCGCTGAATTATTTTTCCCTGATAACTTTTTAGAAATTGATGATGTATCTCTATTTAAGACAGCTTTTTTCATGGCTTCGGGACTATACGCGCCGATTCCGAGTTCTTTCATAATTAAATTTCTTTGTCGGCTCGCTTCTTTTTCTTTTTCTGTAGGAACATGCCGACAAATTCCTTTATTAGCTTTACTAGATAGTTCAGATACTCTTTTTCTATTTTTTGGATCATTGTTTATATGTTCAAAACCCCCTGTACCACCTGATCGCATATTATAGCAATAAGATTTTCCTAAATGTGGAGTTATAACTTCTTCTTCCTTCAATAAACAATCATTTTCGTTATCAAATACGAATAAAGTTTCTCTTATGAAGTTAGATTTTCCATATTTTTTGATTGCGTATGAGAGTAGTTGTCCTGAACCATAATACCCGTCAAATTGATAAGGAGCAATAGATTGTTGATGTTTTCCGAAATAAATTTTGTTATTGACAATATTTGTGGTTTTATATACAATATAATAAATAGACATGCTGAGCTCCTTGTATGAGGATTAGGGTAGTTGGGACTGCCATCCGCGAACTACATTATTGCAAAGATATTTATTAAAGATGCATCAGTTGCTTTAATAAATTATCAAGGTGTAAGGTAAACATAAAGACCTGGGTTTGACTCCCAGCCGCTCCACCATTTCGATCCTATGGGGCGGAACTGAGATCGATTTATGTTAAGAATACCACCTAGACTGATTGGGTAGTCGCATATAGACTAAATAGAAGTATCTGCAAATGATAATTCAACTATGGATATTGCCCTAGCGGCATGATTTCCTGGGTCCGAGGGTACCTAGAAACAGAAACCCTCACTTTTTCTTATTGACAACCCTTATACAAGGTGTTATAATCCACACATGAAAAAATATGCTTATTTCTTTACCCGTCAAGATATCTTCCGCGAGTATCAACTCGTGCAGACTGCACACGTTGCTATGAAACTCGGTTACGGTCTTTGGAAGAACGGCGATGCCGATGCTGACCCGGACAACACTTACTTCACTTGTGTAGGTGTTCGTAACCTTGAGGCACTTCATGCAGTGGAAAAGATTTTGATAGAATTCGGATTTAAATACGAATCGTTTGTCGAACCTGATCTTAATGATGGGGAAATGACTGCTATCGCCGTTTATCCTATCGACGAGGATAAGCGCGATGTTTTGATGGCATTTAATTTGCTAAAGTTTTAAAAAAGTTCTTGACAACGTTGTCTAGGACTGCTATAATGATGGCATACAAAGTTTAAAGGATGATTTCAGCAACAACTTCGTAGTACCTTCGGGTACTTTAACAGGTAGTCAGGGTCGAACATTCGTTCTACGCCTACTTCAGTCAAGGAAAACTTGAATAGGGCTACTCCGAATAGTAGAAGAGTTTAGTCTTCCGAAGTCAAAAGGCGCATCCTGTTAACAAGTTTTAGGATCCTTACCGCAACATAAATTTCAGCGATTATGAAAAAAGCGGATCCTGTTACAAATTTAAACAAATGGAGAATATTAAAATGAAGAATCTTGTACTCGCAGCCGTTGCTGCTACTACGCTTTTTGCCGCACCGGCAATGGCAAAGGACGCTTTCACAGGCCCTCGCGTTGAAGTAACTGCTGGTTATGCAGATGTTTCAAACAACCGCACTAACTTCAACTATGGCGTTGATGCAGGCTATGATGTCAGCGTTGGTCCTGTTGTTGCTGGTGTAGAAGCAGGCCTCGATAACGTATTTGACCGTCGCAACATCAATGTTGCTGCACGTCTCGGCGCAAAGCTCAACAGCCACGCACTTGTATACGCAAAGGCCGGCTATGCCAACTATCGCAATCTTGCCCGTCACGACCTCGACGGTCTCCGTGTTGGCGGCGGCGTTGAACTCAATATTGCTGGTCCAGTGTACACCAAGGTTGAATACCGTCACGAAGACTTCGGTGCTACCAAGTCTAATG